CATGGATTAGTTCCAAAATCATAGGTAGCATCTCGTCGCTCGTTCTTTGCAGCTTGCTTTTGACTTGCGACTCTAGAGAACATACCTCGTTCTCCGGAGCGGGACTCGTATAAACTTTTCCACTCATTAAGGAATGCCTCAAAGTCTGGCTTCTCTGTATAACATGCGCTGTTGTTGGCTAAACCACGTTGTGGATTATCTTGCCACCACTGTCCTGACTTGCATCGTCTAAGTCTATCGTCGGTAAGATTAGACAGACTGATGAGAGCGGACCTGCGGACACCCCCGACAACGACGATCTGTGCAATCTTACAGCAGAGATCGTGACACTCGATGGAGCTAAGTTTACGTCCAGCAGCTTCCCGAAAGACACTAACTGTGAAGTTGAACAAATCGACAAGAGGTTCTGGACCAGATGCTCTACCCCCGAAAGTCTTAAGGGTTGCCCCTGCAGGTCGTACTCCAGACACGTCCCATTTTGGAAGTTGGCCTGAATACAACAAGCTAATAAGTTCTCTGTAGGCTTTAGCCCATCCAATTTTAGAGTCGGCGACGTGTATAACGGTATCGGTGTCATGAAATTCCTCCGCAACTTCAGGTAGCTTTGATACGTATTGACGTTCAACGCTGAAGCCTACACCTGTACCGCACATCAGGACGTACATCATTTCGTCAAACGCTTTGGGGTGGTCGATGGGTAAGTAGGAGCAGTTAAACCCTGCTACATTGTCACGGTCCAGTGCTTCACCAGCAGTCATCAAAGCTCTCATGCTGGGCATCACGTTCATGTCGTGAATGTCTGCAAAGATACCATTGGCTTCTTCTAGTGTTAGCTTACCCTTCTCAACCCAGAAGTTTAGGTACCTGTCTATTGTTTCTTCCCAAGTCTCACGTCGCTGTTCCTCTGGTAGGTAACGAGCGTACCGTGACTTGTGTATGTACTGTTGATATGCGTCCATTAATCTTCCTTTTTTTCATCATCGAAGTATCTTTTGCAGAACACTTCCGTTACTTCTTCGTCTGCACAAATCAAAGCACCGTACAAAGGTACGCACTTGTTTTTCACATAAGTGTACGAACCGTAGTCAGCACAGATCCTTGTGTCAGGTTCAATCACACAGCCGGGCACGAGAAGCAGTAGAAGTAGTCTCTTCATTCGTTAAGTTCCTTAATAAGCCTGTCGATGTACCAACGACACTTACGTAGATCTTCTACGGGCTTACCCTTGTAGTCATAGCGCCAGAGGTACTTCAGTGCGTTACCCTTGAGATAACCGTTGAACTCTTGTTCAGGCATGGACGCTTTAATTGCTTCGATGGCTTCGATTGCTCCCTTGTTGTAATGGTCAGGTTGCTCCACAGGATCTACCTTCTTAGGTTTCCTAATTGATAAGTTGTTCAGTGCAGCAATAGTATCCCACTCAGCAGGAGTCGCGTCATCAATACTCATTCTCTTCCTCCTCTAGCTCTTGTTCAAACACTTCAAGTCTGTTGATAAGTTTGTCCTCAAATCTGTCCAGCATCTCTTCTGAGGTTATCTGTAGGGCCTCTAGTAGGTCGTCTGGGTCAAAGGTTTTCAAGAGGCGTTCCTTAATTTCCTCTAGCGTTAGCGACATAATCAATCAACTCCTGTAGTGTCTCTATATTATACCATAGTATTCCTTCTTTGTCACACCATTCTGACATAGTCATTTTGGCACCTTTTCGTATCTTCTTGTTCGGTTGCATCAGTACGAAGACAAGCTCTTGTTCTCTTGACAGACTATCTCTGATGCTAGTGTACTTCTTGGTGTCTCCGTCTCTGAAGTATCCTTTGCATTCAACGAGAACACCAGAGGCACGATGAACAAAGTCAGGACGATAATTGCGCTCAATGGTGTAGGGTACGGTGAAGGGCTCATAGTCAAAACCTTTTAGTATCTTGCTGACATCTTCTTCAAACGTGCTTCTAAATGTTGATTTCTTGGACCTTCGGCTCATTGACCACCTCCGTTAAAAATCTTGGTCCTGTTGAATAAGAGAAGGCACGTAGACTAGGCCAGCAGGCTTTCTTGTACGCACAGTACGAACAACCTATGTCCAACTTCATGTTACCGCTCTTGCCGTCTGGTTTAGCTTCATAACAAACCTCAGGTGGCTCTGGTTGTTTTACCATCTCTTGGACATGCTCAATGCGGTCTGTGATGTCAAAGGCTATGGTCTCATGCACAGGGGCTTGAGTGTCCTTCTCGTCGTACATAAGGTAGGTTAGGTGTCCATTTTGTTTGTCCATCGCCAACCAGCCAAAGCTTGTCTGACCCTCTGCCTTTGCATATCCTTTAATTTGAGCGACGTATCCAAACGGATCATCGTAAGCCAAAGTGCCGTCTTTGAATTTCTTAAACCCATACGACGAAACACTTTTAACGTCTGTGACAACACCGTCAATTTTACAGTCCATAGAACCCGTAATGCCGTTGATTTCACACTGTTTTTGTTCTGCAGTAACTTCATGTCCTGATGCCCTCGTTAGGAACAGTAATAGTTCTTCAATCAGATGTCCGTACAGGAACTTAACAAGAGTGTGTCCTTGCATCTCTTCTGACTTCTGAACATTGTTGTAGTGGTTCCATAGAAACCTATCTCGCTTTCCTATGTTGGACATTCGAAGCTTACGACCATCCCAAGCACGTCTTTGACCAAACTCTTTACGCATTAGTTCCTTCACGCTTTCTCCGAAGTCGTCAATGCATTGGTCTATGTCAACGTCCTTGTCTACCTTCTTGGTCTTTACAAGCTTGTAGATGTCGTCTACTAATGTATATACGTTTTTCATTGGTACTTCCCTACTAGACCTGAGACAACCTCTTGGGCTTGCTCTGGTGTACATTTAAACCACTCACTACGCCTTTCGTACAGCTTTTGTAGTTCACTGTGGGCATCTGACTCTGCAGCACGTCTATCGTTAACGTCCCAACTATAGTTTAACACATAATCTCTAAAAGGGGAAGACGTTTGGTAACCGTTTAAGCGGTCAGCGGCGTCAACGGCCATCCCTACTTTTACCCACTCAGGGAAGTTAGGATTTACTATGACGTATACCTGACCTTCTGTACTGCTTTCGTACTTCTCAAGACTACTAAAGGCAGCGTCTTCGAAGCTTTTGTACCTTCCGGGTTTGTGTAAAGGATGGGTCATGGGTATGTGTTTACCGTTAACAGACATCCTTTGTTTGTTTCTCCTTTTTACCGCCTCAGGACTATTTTTATGGTATCTACCTTCTGTTTTTTCATAAACCATTTTTACTCTCCTCAGTGAGTCTCCGCCCATGTTGTTCCGACTTTGTACTCTCCGTCCAGCGGGCATCTGAGATTAAACTGTATGCCTGCCGCCTTGAGACATTCGACCGCAAGCCAACCGAATTTATCTGCTTGTTCTTCAGCCACTTCCGACTGTACTTCATCATGTATGTTACCTATGAATTTGTAGTTAATTTTCCACTGCTGTGCGTAGTCGTCCAAGATCACCAGTGCCTTCTTCATTACGATTGCACCTGCTGCTTGGAGCAGAGTATTCAATGCAGCATGTTCAGATCTAACTCGTAACCTTCGACCATCAAGTCCTGTGAGATAGCCTCGCTGAGATGCTCTAGTAACCCGTTCTCGTAGACTTTCAAGAGCAGGTGTATTTCGTAGAAATCGTTGCTTAAGATCTGCGCCGTCTCTTGCGCTTCCTCCAACGATATTTCCAATTTTTGCGTCTCCTGCTCCGTAGAGGAAAGCGTAGATGAAAGTCTTTGCTTGAGGTCTTGTTTCAAGCCCAGCAGCCATTTGGTTTCTTGTATGAATGTCTTCTGTGAGAAGGACATTGGTAAACTCCTTATCGTCCATGTAGTGTGCCAACATTCGTAGCTCAAGGCCACTAGCGTCAAAACCTACTAGCTTCTTCCCTTCCGGTACAGTCCAGCAGGAGCGACACTCGTGCCCATAGGGGCTGTGGCTTGCTGGGACTTGTGCCATGTTGGGACTCTGATGGGTCATACGGCCTGTTACTGCTCCGTTGCTAATCACACGACCGTGTACTCTACCGTCCTCCTCAACGGCTTCTAACCATGAATGTACTTGCGCATATCGCTTTTGAAGAGTAAGGTACTCCAAAACTTTTCCTGCCTCAGGGACGTGACTGTTCTCCTTAAGCGTCTTTTCATCGACAACAGGTTTTCCGCTTGGCGTTTTCTGACCCCAAATTGCACCCTTACTTTTAAGTCGTTCTGCAACTTGTTGTCTGGACCCAACATTGAAAACTGTAACTTTGTCTTTAAGTCTTTTCCCTGTCTTTTCAGAAATCCTTTCTTCGACAATGGGCGGGAACATTTCCTGTAGTTCGGACTCAATGGCATTCATACCCTCCTTAAATGTTGCACATAGCTCATTAGCCAACTGCTGGTCTAGTAGCCACCCATTGCGTTCCTGCTCCTGTACAGCAAACTGAACCTTGTGTTCCAACTCAATACACTCAGGTGAAAAGTCAGCCATGTCAGTCACAAGTTGTTGGTGTACTGCCTCTGTGACTGCTACGTCCTGTATGCAATAGTCAATCATTGCAGTAGACAAACAAGACCAGTCGTCATGGTCACCCTTTGGGAACCCAAGAAGTTCACCCCAAACCTTCAGGGAGTGTCCTCCGGGTCTACTTGGGTCGTACAGACGTGACAACACCAGAGTATCGACTATGCGCTCAGGAGCCACAGAAAGCCCCCAGAGACGCTTTAGCACTGGGAGGTCATAACCTATAAGGTTGTGCCCACAGACGCTCACAGAGCCAGCCAGAGCCTCACAGAGGGTGCTACGGTTGGTATGTACCTGTGAAACACCGTTTTCCCGTGTTACAACGCACCAGATACGAGTCGGGTTTAAACCGTCGGCCTCAAGATCCAAATAGATCAAAAGTCTGCTCCTATCTCAGGGTTTGCTACTTCCTTCATCCTTCCGGTTCCCCTGTCGTACTCTAACCAACAAGCAGGTCCTGTTTCACCCGTGTAACGATTCTTCAGGACTCGAACAGTAGTCGTGTTCCTGATGTTTTCGTTAGCGTTCTGTTGGTCACGCTCCATGCCAATAACGATGTCTGACAACTGAGCGATAGCTTGGCTACCCCGTAGTTCACCTAAGGATATCTGAGCACCGTCCTCGTGTGCCTTGCCTTGGGATCGCCTGAGGTGTGACACGAGAAACAAACTGATGCCTGTCTCTGCCACTAGAGTCCGTAGTTTGGTCATGATTTCGTCAATGGCCTTCCGTTCATCCCCTGACTCCTGAGAACTGACGACGATGGACAGGTGGTCCAGTACGACGTACCGGCAGTCAAGTGCTTTTGCCATGTAGCGAACACGGGCGAGCAGGTTATCAGCCGACGTTGACCCCCAATGGTCAAATAGGTAGTAACGTCCTGTTCCCAGTGTGGTCTCCCAAAACGGTCGAAGTTCGTCCACAGGCGTGTCCTCTTCCAAGTGAAGGGGCCTGTTTGCCGCCACCGACATGATACCAAGCGTTGTTCGGGCCAGATCCTCCTCAAGCGCCAAGACTCCAATATTGCCTTCGCATCGGCGTAATAGATCGTACTCAATTTCTCTGATAAATTGGGACTTTCCCATACCACTGCCGCTAGTGATCGTGACGAGTTCATACGGCCTATGCCCCCTAGTTATATGATTGAGTCCCTCCCATGGATAAGGTATTGACTTGACGTTTCTTTTTTCTACCAGAGCGTCCCATGTCTCAGTACCTGCTACTATGCCGTCGGGCCTATAAACCTTCGCATTCCACCAAAGTTGCGTAAAGTCCTTCACCCTGTTAGCCATGAGCATGTCACTGGCGTCCTTTACAGGAAGTTTACATATCTTTAACTTGTTAGGACTAAAGAGGTCCTTAACTTGTTCCAGAGCCGCATCCCCTGCCTTGTCATTGTCAAAACAAATAACAATATTTTCATAGGACTCAAGCCACTCTAGTTGCTCTTTAATCTCTTTGGCGGCATTACTAGCGCCTGACCGTAGAGACACCACATCGTACTGCTTATTAAACATTTCGTAGACACTAAGGGCGTCTAACTCCCCTTCGGTGATTGTGATGTACTTATTACCGCTGCACTGCTGCTGTCCAAAGAAACCAGCACCGGACATGTCTCCAGTTGCGTGGAAGCCTTTGGTCTTTACATCACGTACCTTAGCCGCACAGATCTCCCCTGACTCAGTGTTGTAGTAAGGGTAGAAGTGCTTCTGAATTTCCCCTGTACTGGAGTACTCCACAGTGACACCAAAGCGGCCACAGGTTTCCTGAGAGAGTCTACGCTGAGGTATTGCCGCTACTACACCACCCATGTTCAGTGGTTTAGCTTTTGGTAGTTCTTGGGTTGTCATTGGTGTTTCACCGTCTCCAAATACATGGTAGTCACAACCAGAGCCGAAGCAATGTTGGCCCCCGTTGTCGTAAATAGCGAGAGCGTCCGAAGAACCACACTCCGGACAACTCTCGTGCCTAAGAAACTTAGAAGTCTGCGGCATCACCCACAGCCATCTCTGCCTCTTCTAGGACTTTTACTGCTTCAAGGTAGGTTGACACACCGTGCACTGGATGTGCTGGCCCAAGCTTGTACTTCAGGCGTACCTTAGAGTTGTAAGGAATCTCACCACCGTAAGGATTACCTTCAGCATCAAAGCTTTTTACGTCGTACTTGGATTTGAACTTACGTTGTTTAGCGCCTTGGTAGTCCTTGATCTTGACTCCCATTGCGGACAACGTTGAGGCATCGTCTTCAGTCATCGTAATGGTCAAAGAGTACTGACCGGTGTCCTGCCCATTGAATACGTCATGTTGGGTTAGGTTGCTGAAGTTAACTACGCCTTCGATTGTTGTTGCTGTCATGGAATAATCTCCGTCAGTCGCAGACTTACGTCTACGTTATCGTTTCATGATTGCACTATTGCATATCATACTAATAGTATACACTACTTTAAGCGTGGAATCAAATTATATTCACGTACTCCTGATTAATGATTGTCTGCACATGGACGTACCCATCGGGCCAGTACGTGTAGGACTCTGCGAGTGCCTTGGCTGTCCTACGTACTGACTCCTCGAAGTTCTCGTACAGCCCTAGTTCGTCCTTACAGTACCAAAAGGGTATGCGTAGGACTGGCTCCGCTGGCCCACGTTCTTCATAGTACACAATGATCTCAGCGTCGTTACCTATGGGCCCGTCGTTGCCGAAGTGCTTCGTGTGGTCGTTCTCTGGTTGTTTCACTCGTCACCCTCCGGTAGTTCGTCACTGGCTATGAACAAGATCTTGTCTAGGACCACCCTAGGCATAACCACGTTGCCCCTGTCGTCAAAGGACAACTCTAGGTCCTTGCGTATCACAAAGGGTATACCACCCCAAGGGTCGCGTCTCATGATGTCATTGGTCACTGTGCGGGCTTGTGTGTAGCCTAAGCAGTAGACAGAATAGTCACCACCTGTCACCTCATAAATACTTTTCTCATCAATTAACATAACTTAAGTTGCTCCTTAGGTTAACTTATGTAGTTTACTACTACTGTTTACTTCTTCAGTATATACCTTAGTAGAGGGTATCATAATCATCATCCAAAGTCAATGACCCATCTGGGTAATATTCCATAACTTCTTGTGTATCTACTCCTGCAGTAGCAGAAGCAGACAAACAAACGCCGCAGAGATCAAGAAAATTGCCATGTACGTCCTTCCGTGTTAGTTCTGAGTCTTCTAAAATTCGATCACAAGCTTTACAACGCATCTTTCCAGTACTCCCCGTGTAAATCAATCATTAAGCTCTCTAGGTGTCTATATGACAGACCTTTGTACTTTCTACGGCTTTCTAGTCGGTACATTTCAGTATCAAATTCCACCAAATGTTCAATCATAGCGTGTGTCTCTGGATCTTCAGTAGGACCAGAGTTATCGTCTAAACCGCCGTAATCAGTTGCGTATTCATCTATCGTCATCGTAAGCTTTCTCCATACGTTTGCATAGTTCGTCGATTATCTTCTGCTCTTCTTCTTTCCAAGCTGAGATATCATCAAGGCCCTTGTAATCTTCGGCCTCCAGATCATCATAATAGCTGTCATGTGCAATTTCCCAAGATTCCCTAGGCATCGTTTAATAACCCCTCTAAAGTTTTGTAATGCTTTTGTTGTTGCCATGGCCTATCTTCAGCGTTTTTAGGCGTGTACTTCTTACCTAAAATACGTTCAAGATTACTAAACATTACCGATAGTTCAAAAAAATCTTCTTTAAATTGACAGTAATCTTCCTCGTTGTAATTACTAGGATCTGTCATTAGATGGTCACTAATAATCTTAAGTTCCCACCACGTCCAGTCTAACAATGTATCTAACTCTTTACTGACTTCGCTTATGTCGTAGTTCATTTGTCTGAGTCTCCTTTAATTAACATCCATATCGTCCCAAGTATACAAAAGCTCCACAACAAAAACAAGACTTTAATTTCCATTAATCAAACCTCGCTATCTTTTGGTTTCCTTTGGTGTCGGTAAGTCCGACGATTGAATAAGGGTAAACCCAAAGGGTAAACCCAAGTTTTTTAATCTTGGCAATGGGGTCCAAAGGCCCGTCTTCGTCGTTGTCCGCTAAGTAACGGCCTTTGTTGTCTACTATGGTGCCCTCAAAAGGGTACACAAAGCCACCATAGTGGTACAAGGAATCCATTTTGTCCGCTACGGACTGTATGGACTGCCCTTCGATGTATAACGACCTTTCGAAGAAATGAGGGATCAGCCCAAGGGCCTCAATAGAGACCCTATCGTCTAACATTTCAACTATCATTATCTAACCCCTCTTGTGCATGGTCCACGTCACAATCGCAAAGTATAGCGGCACCTTGATGTGTCTTGTAAATGCCCCAAGATGGTTCTTCGGGATAATCAGCCACACGTACAGCACTATCAGCGATTACGTGGTCTTCAAAGTATTTGCCAGTAATTTGGCACATGTAAAATGTTTTCATTTGTTTTGTTCCTTTTTGTCAATGTAAATAAACAAGGGCGTGAGTATACCACAAACCCCAAGTAATAACACCACGTCAAACCATGGTTGCCATTGTTCAATCATTATGCTGCCCTCGCTATTACGTCGTTTTGTTTCTTTACCATGCTTTTACCGTGACCGATGTAGCACACTACTGCCACGTCCTTAGACCAGCATGCCCTACAAGGCCCACATTTGCCCTCACGGGAATAAGCTTCACAAACTAGGGCACCACTAGGGACATTGTCCAAAGTCGCTATGGTGGACGTTTGAGGGCCTTCTACGGTCTCCCCGGTTATGCTGTCAGATGAATAGCGGACCACTACGTTTGCCAGTGCGGACATTTCTGCCAATACTGGACCAAACTTAGAAAACTTATGCATACGTGTAGGGAGCCAATGATTGCACCATGGCGTCCGCTTCATTACTTCCAGAATCTTGTACGCTAGTCTGACGTCGTATACGTCCCCACTGTCAAACCATCGAAAGTAACGGTCATTGTCTAACTCTGCGACCATGTCATCAACCCATTGGTCTCGCTTCCAGTCTTCTCGATTGTGCTCCCTAGGAGCTTTGACGTTGGGGTAGCGATAGTTTCCCCGTGTGGCATAGCATCCCGAACATGCGTCGACCAATGAACCATCGGCTTTGCGTGA